ACAAGAAATGCTTACTAAAACCGAAAGCAAATGATTAAAAAAGCAAAAGAAGTCGATTGTGTTGACAAGGTTTGTTATGAGTTTGTTTATCGGTTTGCGGTAAAGCAGGATTTAGATTTCGACGGCTGGTTGTGTGACGATGTGGGTGGTGTGGCGATGTTTGGCGGCATGTATATGTTTCAAATTGCCGACATCATACACGATATTAGAAGCAATCAACCTCCCGGCAGGATAATGGATTGGATGTGTTTTTGCATCGTCAATATTGATAATCCACCAACTTATGAAAGCTATATTAATAGTCTTTAGTTAGAAAAAATATTAACAAAGTACGTCAGGCACGTCATGTTCGCATTAAGCGAGTGTGGCGTGTTTTTTATGTTATGGCTGATGACCTTACAGAGAAATACTTGAGTAAAAAATGGGTTCGTGGCGGTGAGGTGCTGAATCCAAATTTTGCTTTGTTGATGAACGAAATCAACAACTACGACTTTTTCGTTTTGCAAGGCGGAACAAGATGTTTTGCTCCAAACCAAATGGTGGTCACCAAATCCGGCAGTAAGCCTATCTCAAAGGTTGAGGTTGGAGAGCTTGTCAAGACATTTAATGAGGATAGCAGGCAGATAGAATGGAAGCCAATAATGGATGTTTTGAGATTTGAAAATGAGAAGCAGACGGTAATGGTAAAATTAAAAAACGGTCAAGAGATTGTGTGTAGTGCCGATCATGAGTTTTTCCATAATGGCAAATGGACGCCAATTATTGACATTTTAAAATCCAAACCATGAAAATTATACCCGGATTTAGTCGATATGCCATTAATGACAATGGTGAGATATTTTCAACGAACTATAAGAACTCTGGTAAGATTAAAAAACTCTCCCCAGCGAAGGATGTGGATGGGTATTTAAAAACGATGCTACTTGGAGACAATGGCGTATATAAATCAAAATGCGTTCATTCGTTTGTTGCCCTAACATACTTGGGGAAACGTCCATTAGGATTGGAGATTAATCACATAGACGGCGACAAGCTAAATAACAAGCCCTCCAATCTTGAGTATATATCACATAGAGAAAACGTACAGCATGCTTTCGATAATGGTCTTATGGAAGCAAAGATTGGGTCAGACAATGGTATGGCAAAGTTAACAGAGGCGGATGTAATTGAAATAAGAAAAATAGCCAGTCAACGAAGAAATTATGGTCGCAAGCAACTTGCAGAAAGGTTCAATGTTAGCGAAGGCCACATTAAAGACATAGTTACAAGAAGGAGGGGCATATGGTCTCATGTCTAAACTTAGATGATATTGAAAGTTGGCATTTTATAGAAAAAAGTGAATGTCCTGTTGTTTACGATTTGTCAATTCAGGACAACCACAATTACTTTTTGGATTGCAACAAGCATATTTCTGTTCATAATTCAGGGAAAACTTACGCTACGTTGCAATTTATTTGGGCGAATATGGTTGATGCATCAAAGGTTAACTATTCCGTTGTTCGACAATCATTGCCGACATTAAAAGGTTCTGTAATACCTGATTTTGTAGAAATCGGCACATCGGCAGGGCTGTATAGTTTGAGCCAGCATAATCTATCCGATAACATATATAAACACAATGGCAATGAAATACACTTTTTTAGCGGTGATAATGAAGAAAAATTAAGAGGTCGAAAGCAAGATGTTTTATACTTGAATGAAGGGCCTGAATTGCAGTTTGACTCCGTGAAGCAGATGTTGTATAGAACGACGAGTAAAATAATTATAGATTATAACCCATCTTATCCTGACAGCTGGGTTTACAGCGACATACTTACCCGTAGCAAACGTGTTTGTTTCCTAAGAACTACTTACAAGAACAACCCATTCTTATCTCAAAGAATGCTTGATGAGCTGGAATGGACGAGAGTTAATAATCCGGAAGAATATTTGATTTATGGTCTTGGACAGCGTGGAGAAATTCAAGGTCAAGTTTATAGCCATTGGAAGCGAATAAAAGACGAAGCATTTCCAAAAGGTGCGAATGTTTTTGTGTTGGACTTCGGCTTTTCAGACGACCCGACGGTCATTTTACGGTCAAAATTAGAAGGGCGATCGTTTTATTTCGATCAGGTGGTGTATGAAACGGGGTTAAATAACTTGGCAATACTTGTCCATCTGTTTTTTGCGGGTTACAATGAAGAAAAAGGTCATATTTTAATAGCAGATAGTGCCAACCCAAAGGACATTTCCGACTTACGGCATGGATTGGGCTATACAGAAGATGCCATTGCCGAAATGGTGGCTAAATTAGGCTACTCTGTACAGTACACGGGAGAGTTTGAAAGGTTGGTCGCTATGGTTCGGAGCGGCGTTTACATTGTAGGAGCTATTAAAGGGCCTGGAAGCATCCGTTCTGGCATTAAAAAAGTAAAAGACTTTGAAATTTTCATTACGGATAGCAGTCATGAAACTTGGCGTGAATCAACACTATACAAGTACAAAAAAGACAAGTTTACAGGCAAATAGACTCTTGAACCGATGGATAAGGACAACCACTCTGCCGACTGTATAAGATATGTGGCACTTGCGGAAGGTCGATATTTTAATTACTAATTGTCGTAAATGCAACTTTGTTGCGTTTGGAAATATTTGTTTTACCTTTGACAAAAGAATGGATTTTCACTACAAATATTATTGCAAGAATTGTGGGGGATTACTTCTTAAGAGTGTTCGGCCTATATTTCAGGATGGCATTGAGGTTGTTTGTCATAAAAGCGACTGCAAGACGAGGCAATTGGTAGGTGAATCTCATTCCTTACTCTACGATGATTTAGAATTACAATCTATTAAACGCCGTTTCAAAGCTGAAAAGAAGCTAAGAATGCACGGTTAAGCATCAAGATAAATATCGTTAACAAGCGCGTCAGGAACGCCAATTATCCTTTTTGGGTGGTTGGCGTTTTTGCATTCATGGCAGATGAATATAAAAGACAGGTTATCGCTTTCAGCTATTCACATGAAGCAAGCCAACTTTGGACTTGCCATGAAGAGCCTCGTCACTTCTGATAACGGCATTACTGGCTGGTCGGAAGAATATGATGATGGTTGGGCTTTCCCTTTTGGTGGCAATGCTGATTTCTATCATTTCGCTGCCAACAACATGGAGTCGTATGCCAGAGCGTATTTTGATTGCCCTCCTCTATCCGCCCTTATAAACAGGAAAGCGCAAACTTTTACAAACGGAGAGAGCTATATCATTAATACCAGTGGCAAGGATAAGGATAGGGAGTCACAAACTACGGTTGCAAAAAAGATACGTAAGCTGATGGACAACCCCAATCCTTTACAAACAAGGGAGGAGTTCGAAAATCAGATATACATATATACACAGCTTTTTGGATATGCAGTAGTTCTTTTCGACAAGCCTTATGGTTTTAAAAACTACGATGCCGATAAGATGTGGGTACTGCCGCCGCATATTCTTGAGATAAAAGAGAAAAAAGGCATCTTTTATAAGGGCAAAAACGCACAATTTGAATCCATAAGAATCACTTATGGAGGCGAATATACCGACTTGCCATCGGATGGCGTGGCTGTTATTCGTGATATAATGCCATCATTCACTTCTGTAATGCTTCCTGACAGTAGGGTTAAGACATTGCAGATGCCGATAAACAACATTATTGGTGCGTATGAGAGCCGCAATATGCTTATCAATTCACGCGGCGCGTTGGGTATGCTTACCAACCAAACAAAAGACGGCTTTAGCCCTATTCCTTTGGGTGTTGAGGAGAAGAAAAAGCTACACAGAGATTTCAAACGCCTTTACGGATTAAGAAAAGGGCAAAGTCACATTATTATCAGTTCGGCAAATCTTAAGTGGCAACCAATGGTATTGCCAACTAAAGATTTGATGCTGTTTGAGGAGATTGAGGATGATGGAAACAGGCTTTGTGATGCGTATATGTTTCCTTCTGAAATATTCGCGAAGATGAACGGTGGCACGACCTATTCCAATATCGCCACAGCGACTCGAAACCTATATCAAGATGCCATTATTCCGGAGAGTAAAAACATCTACTCTCAATGGAATAAAATATTTGATACCGCAAGCCATTCGCTTGAAATGGGTCGGGAATATAAAAACCTTCCGGCACTTCAAGGAGCAAACAAAGAAGAAGCAGAAGCCATGTTACGGCTCAATCAGGCTATGCAAATCGCATTCCTGAAAGATGTTGTGATGCAAAATGAGTGGCGCATAAAATTAGGTTTTGATCCCAAGCCGGATGGCAACGTGTGGTATTCGGATGTGAAAGACAAACTATCGGTGAATTACAATAACGGACAAGATCAGGCACAGCTTGATAGTATGTATGTGAACGACGGCACAAACGCTGGTAATAACAGCACAGCATTGCCGGTAAAAGACTAAAGCCATGAACACTTTAACCAAAAAGCAGTACGCTCCGGTAGCATTTAAAAATGTTAGCGTAAGCAACTTCAACTTTGATGGGCAGTCACGCACCATCTCCGGCTACTTGGCTGTATTCAATAATAAAGACGACGACAAGGATATTTTAATAAAAGGCTGCTTTGCCCGATCGCTTAAGAATAGGGGCGTTGATAGTTCAACCAATAGAAAGATTGCTTTTTGTTGGCAGCATGACATCAAAGATCCTATTGGTCGTTTTACGGTATTGAAGGAGGATGATTACGGGCTTTATTTCGAAGCCATATTGGATGATCCCGAAGCTGTACCGAATGCAAAAAGAGCTTTATCTCAATTGAAGTCAGGCACACTCAATCAGTTCTCTATTGGCTTTGCATATATGTGGGATAAGATTGAGTATGACGACGATAAAGACGCATTTATCGTCAAGGAGGTTAATCTTTTTGAAGGCAGCGTGGTAACACAAGGCGCAAATGAGTTGACATATTTCGCTGGCATGAAGTCGGCAGAAAAGGAAGCTACTCAAAAATCAATACAATCAGAAACGGAAAGATTTATTAAGGATTTGCCGCAAGACTTACAGTATGAGGCGCGTCAGATCATTACTAAAAATATTGCACTCGCATCGCATGTGGACATGAAGTCTGCAATTGTGAGCGACTCGCAAAATAGGAATGCACTCGAAGGAGGTCACTCGGACGGTAGTTCACTGGCTGAAAATGAAGACTCGCAACCCGATGATGCTTTTGACTTAGAAAAAGCAATCAGTGAAGCAACATTTTTCAACCAGTAAAAACTACAAAAAAATGGAACAAAAACAATTTGATGAGCTTGTTTCCAAATTAGGAAAAGAAGCCGCAGAACAAGTAAAAAAAGAATCTCAAGCAATTGAGCAAAAGCTGACTAACCTCTTGACCGAAAAACAAAAAGGTCTTATTAGCGAACAGCAATTTGATAGCTTTAAAGGTGAGGCTTTGAAAGAAGTCAACGAAAAGCTGAAAAGTCTTGAGGACATCGCTAAAGAGCAAGGTCGTAAACTGAC